GCCCTGTTACTCTAAGCTTTCCAACAGATATACGCATTGATGGCAGTATTAATGATGTTAACAACAATAGAATCGTTGGATTAGGTTCAACAACCTCTGCAGTTAATAATATTGTATTAATAAATTCCGCTACAAATACGCCTGTGGCCATAGAGATGCAGGGGACAGATAATAATATCAGCCTAACGATTTCTTCAAAAGGCACAGGGGAAGTTGATATTATTGGTCATGGAACCAATTATGGCATTTTAGGAATTGCAAATGCCTCACAGGCGAAATTCGCTAGGTTTAGCGGTTCGGCTGTTGCGGCTGACTATACGATGACTCTTCCGGCGGGTCAGGGCGCTGCATCCAGCGTCATGCAGAACGATGGCAGCGGTAATCTTTCTTGGGTTCCTAGCGGAACATTCCCGCTGACATTAACAGCGGCTGCAGCTGGAACGACAACGTTGACAGCGACCAGTACGTACTATCAGCTATTTACCGGAACATTGACGCAAACGCTGGTGCTTCCTGTGACATCAACGTTATCTTTGGGAACTACATATTTTGTAGCGAGCACTGCAACTGCGGTGATTACCGTACAATCCTCGGGGGCCAATACCATCAGTACAGTGACTGCTGGTTCGCATGTAACGTTCATTTGTATATTAACCTCAGGAACAACGGCGGCTTCCTGGTATGCTGCAATGTAAGGAATAAAAAATGCCATTAGATAAATCAGGTAGCAAAGCCTCAGCAGGTAAAAACATTAAGACAGAGATGGCTGCCGGAAAGCCAAAAAAGCAAGCAATCGCCATCGCATTAAGCGTGGCAGGTAAATCTAAGCCAAAAGGGAAGGGTAAAAAATGAGAAACCGTTTAAGCTTCGGCGCAGGAAAGAAAAATATTGAGCCAAAGATGGATGACAAGGCGCCAAAGACCGCTAAGAAGAAGCCGGTGAAAGTGACCTACAAAAAGAAGATTCCTGAATGCTAGATATCTCGCAGTTCCGAAACTGCATTGTAAAGCCCGCTCTACGCTTGCTGAATCTTTACAGCAAAGATGCAGAGGAGCTGTTGGTTGCTACATGCGCCCAAGAAAGCTTAGGCGGCACGTATCTTTGCCAAGTAGGCGGACCTGCAGTTGGTATATATCAGATGGAACCTGCAACCCATGATGACTTGTGGCATACGATACTTGCAAATGACCAGACGGCTCGATGGGCCGTTATGAAGGCGATGAATACCGCAATGATCCCGAAGGCAGACCGCATGCTATGGGATATGTACTACGCAACATTTATGGCGCGAGTATTGTACCTGCGGATAAAAGATCCCCTGCCATCGGCGGATGATATTGACGCGCTATGGGATTACTACAAAAGACACTGGAATACAGAGATAGGCGCAGCGCGCAAGACAGACTTTATTGTCAATTACAATAAATTCGTATCTAAGAAGCAAACTAAGGAATAGATTATGCCAATTTTAAATATAGATACGACTGTTACCGGCCTTGCTGGCGTCATTCCTCGTATTATTTATATTAATACTACTGATTCATCAGCGGTAATTACCTCTACAGGCTATCTTAATAAAGCCGTTCAGAATGGCCTAAGTGTTTCCAATACAGATTTGGCAGTTGTATCCGGTCCTGATCTAGGCTCTGCCGGTGGCGAAGGCGCTGCCTTATTCCAGGTTTCAATTGTAGGCACTAATACAAGCTTGGCTCCTGCGATAGCTGCCGGCTCTGTAACGACTGCAGACATTGTAGATCATGCTGTAACTTACATTAAGATGCAGCAAGAATCCGCCGCTACATTGCTAGGAAATCCTACGGGCGCTCTGGCTAATGTATCCGAAGTTGGCCTAGGCGTAGGTCTTGCCTTTAGTGGCTCCAATGTTAAGCTAGCGAACACAGCCGTTACGCCAGGCGCTTATACTCTGTCAAATATCACTATCGATGCCCAAGGAAGAATTACCGCGGCAGCTAATGGCAGCACGGGCGGCGGAACTGTTACTGCTGTTACAGGAACAACAAATCGCATTACATCCACAGGCGGAACGACCCCACAGATAGATATCGATGCGGCCTATGTTGGGCAAACATCTATAACGACCCTGGGCGCGATCGGTACGGGCTCTTGGGCCGCTACTACCATTCCCATCAACCATGGTGGAACCGGCGTAACGGCAACGCCAACATCTGCATCCGCCAGTGCTTTTAGCGCATGGGACGCGAGCCTGAACATGCGTGCAAATAATTTCATTGATGCCTATGCCACAACGGCAACAGCAGGCGCAACCACAACATTGACCGTGGCCAGCCCTTATAACCAATTCTTCACTGGGGCCACTACCCAGACGCTTATTCTTCCTGCGGTTTCGACGCTGGTTTTGGGTCAGCAATTTTTCATCACTAATAATAGCTCAGGCGTTTTGACCGTCGAGTCCTCTGGTGGAAACGCGATACAGGCGATGGCTGCGAATACAACTATGCTTGTTACCTGTATTGCAATCACAGGAACCACCGATACATCCTGGAGTAAAAACTACTCTATATCCGCTTTTGCAGTAGAGTCCGTTACCGGAACAAGCAACCGAATCACCTCTACAGGCGGCCTAAATCCAGTCATAGATATTGATGCCGGATACGTAGGCCAGGGAAGCATTGTTAGTTTGGGATCCGTTAGTACCGGAACTTGGAATGCAACCACGGTAGCCATTGCGCATGGTGGCACAGGCGTGACAGCTGTTCCAACCGGGGTGACTGCGAGCGCCTTTGCTGCCTGGGATGCAAATTCCAATATTTCAGCAAACAGCTTGATACCAGGATACGCCACAACACCAACAGCTATTGGAACAACAACTTTAACCGTCGCATCAGCGCAGCACCAGTACTTTACAGGCACATTAGCGCAGACAGTAGTTCTCCCGCTAACATCAACGCTGGTAACAGGTCAAAACTACCTTATCGTAAATAACTCCAGCGGTGTTGTGACTGTGCAATCTAGTGGGGCAGACCCAATACAGGCAATGGCAGCGGGAACCGCCATGACGGTTACCTGTATTTCAACATCAGGCGGAACGCATACTTCTTGGAACGCAGAATATTCTGCAAATACAGAGGGCGTGCAGTCCGTTAGCGGTACGGCGGGAGTTATAAGCTCTACCGGAGGCATTAATCCTGTTATTAGTATCGATGCGACTTATGTAGGCCAGACTTCAATAACAACGCTTGGAACGGTGGGGACGGGAACCTGGAACGGGTCGGTGGTATCTCCAGTGTATGGCGGAACAGGCATAAACAACGGAACGAATACTTTAACCGTTAGCGCAAACTCTTCTATAGACCAAAATGTTACAACTAGCGGGAATCCATCATTTAAAAATGTATCGGCGCTATTCAATGTGTCTGGTGCTTCTTTAATACCTGGATATGCAACTACCGTCACCGCTGTAGGAACAACTACTTTAAGTGCGGGCAGCCCACAGCAACAATACTTTACAGGCACATCAACGCAAACCGTCGTACTCCCTGTGACCTCGACGATGGTGATCGGGCAAAGTTTTATTATAGTAAATAGATCAAATAGCGTAGTTACCGTAGAGTCATCAGGCTTAAATACCGTACAAGCAATGGCAGCCAATACCCAGATTGTTGTCACCTGTATTGATATAACGCTAACAACTGCCGCAGCATGGAATGTTGAATATTCCTCAACCACCGGTGGTGTATTGTCTGTATCAGGAACTTCAAATAGAGTTACATCTTCTGGCGGATTAAATCCAGTCATTGACATCGATGCGGCTTATGTTGGCCAATCTAGCATTACCACCCTTGGAACCATAGCCACGGGAACCTGGGGCGCAACAACGATTGCAATTAATAAAGGTGGCACAGGCGTTACTTCCACGCCAACATCCGCTTCCGCAAGCGCTTTTACTGCTTGGGATGCAAGCTCCAATATTCCCGCTAATAACTTTTTATCCAGATATGCAACGACCGTAACAAGCGGAACGCCTGTGGTGCTGACTGTTGCTAGCGCGCAACAACAATACTTTACCGGAACCACAGTACAGATAGTTACACTTCCTGTGACCTCCACATTGGTTTTGGGTCAGTCGTTTACAATAGTTAATAGCTCAAACCAAGTTCTGACGGTGAATTCTTCTGGCGCAAACGCTGTGCAGACAATGGCGCCGGGCACAACCGTAGTTGTAACTTGTATACTTACATCCGGAACAACGGCCGCCTCCTGGGGCGCAAAGTATTCTGCTACTGCGGGAGGCGTGCTTTCTGTTGCCGGAACCACCAATCGCGTTACATCTAGCGGTGGAGCAAACCCGGCGATAGACATCGATGCGGCCTACGTAGGACAGTCGTCTATAACTACTCTTGGAACGATTGGTGCAGGAATATGGCAGGGCACTGTCGTTGGGCCTAATTATGGTGGAACAGGCGTAAACAATTCAACAAATACTTTAACAGTTAATGCTAACTCAACCATTAACCAAAATGTTAGCACAACAGCGGTTCCAACCTTTGTTAATAATGTCATGGGATTTTCTAGCACTATTACCGCTATTGGAACAACAACGCTTACAACGTCAAGCAATTATTACCAGATATTTACAGGCTCCTCATCGCAGACCGTTGTTCTTCCAGATGTTACAACGACGAATCGTGGGCAGTCATTTTTTATCATTAACAACTCTACCACCGCGATAAATGTCACATCGCACGACACGAGCGCTGTTTTAGTGCAAACGACAGGGCAAGGTGCGATATATACCTGTATTTCTATCGCTGATAATAGCGCTGCAGGATGGAATTTCACGACGACAGGCTCAGATATCACTACGCTATCAAATAATATAGCCACGGCTGTCGTGGTAGATCCACTTGCAATGTATGCAACCCCAGTCCTTGTTTTGCCGAATGGAGATGCAGGAGCAGATATTTATATTGAGAAATGCATCATCGCCGTCACCTACCTAAGCGGAACCTTTGCAGGCGGCGGAAACATTCAGCTGCAATATGGAAACGCAGCTCATGGCGCAGGACCTGCGGCATCCACCTCTATTCCAGCAAGTGCCTTAGCTTCAATAAGCTCGAATTGCAGGCTGAGAATGGATGGGTATCAAGTAAATCCATTGCCGACGGCTAGCATTCTGGGTCAAGGAATATATATTAGCAATGACACGGCGGCATTTACGACCGGTCTAGCCGTCATGGTTGTTAATATATGGTATTCACAATGCGAAATTTAATCGGAGACAATTAAATGCCATTTGCTACTTATTTTACCGATACGTCTATTACTGCGACGAACGGGGTAGATTCCACTAACGGCGGGGCAACTTCCGCCCTGCAGTTAAATGCTGCATACCTAAAGAAGCGGTCCATAAACCTTACTTCAGCGCAGATAAAGGGTATGTATGATACGCCTGTATCAATACTTGGCGGCCAAGGCTCAGGCTCGGTCATTCTGATGGTGCAAATGTTTATAAAATACATATATGGCACCACCCAATATACCGGCGGCGGCGACATTATCCTGCAATACGCAGCCCCAGCCCACGGAACAGGCGCGCCAGCAACGGACATCATAGCTAACACCGCCCTGAATGACGCAACCTCAACCTCCATCCTCTATGCAAATGGCACCATGTTCAGCGGATTGGCTCTTTCGGCCTTTAGCAATGTCGCGGTAACACTGAGCAATAAGTCTGCCGCCTTTGCAACCGGCGATGGAACCTTTACGCTCAACATGTGGTATAGAGTCTTTACCCCCTAATAGTGATAAATAGTTAATTAACTGGAGTAAATCAATATGTCTATTAAAGACGTGGTCACGAATGTTACCGGGCTTGCATCCGTTGAGCCACGGGTTATTTATATTCAAACAACCGATACCCTCGCGGAAATCACCGCAACAGGCTATCTGAATAAAATGGTTCAAAATGGCTTGACCGTTTCGAACCTTGATATGGCTTTGGTGTCTGGTACCGACATCGTAGCAGGGTCTGCAGGGGATGCCTGGTTTGCCGTTCAAGTGTCAGGCGGAAACACAAGCTTAGTAGAGGCCGCAGGTGGTGGCGTAGCCCTTCCTGTAGTGGCAAATCATATCGCTACATTCGTTGGGACCAGCGGAGAAATTGGCGACAATGCAGCTACCGCTATTAACGGCGGAAACATCCAAGCTGGACTTAGCGGAACTGCCGGCTACCTAGCCGCATTCCCTGCAACGGCAGCCAAGGGTAGCTTGCATATGGTTGCCGTGGCTAACACGGGCGATACGGTAACGACCATATCGAACGCTGCCATGGGCCAAGCTTCGGTTGTGTCTATTCCTGACCCAGCAGCTGCTACTGCTAACTTTGCCGTTGCGCCAGCTGCTTTAGTCAGCGGCAATTTGATTCAAGCAAGCGGAACAGCAGGTCTAGTTGCAGACGCTGGCGTTGCGCCTGCTGCATTGCAGCTAAAAGCCAATATCAAAGCGGTATTGTCGGGGAATATCGGCGGTGCAGGCGCAGGCCCATTGACGGTTACGGTGGCCGGAATGACGGCAGCTTCGGTAGTCGTAGTTACCGTTTCGTCGAGCTCTAACCCATGCTATGCCACAAAGGCAGTTGCAGGGTCAGGAAGCTTCGCCTTAACGATGAATGCCGACCCAGGCGCTAGCTTGATTATCAATTACATTGCCTTTATTGCAGCGCAATAAAAAGATGGGGGCGCTAAGCCCCCTTTCTTTTAGATTGGCTCTTCTCGCATAGCTTTTATTAGCTTAGCTCTCTCGCTTGCTATATTCACAATAGCATCGCGTAAGTGCGGATGACGCTCTACCATGACCCTTGTCTTCAAACGCAGGTCATCTAAGTCGCATTGCATATTCAATTCTTCGCCAATGTCCTGTATTTTGTCTTCATAGCTTATATGGGCTTCTCTATTGTCCTGGGCGTCGATATCTTCTGCTGGCTCCAGCTTAGAGTCATCGATAGCGAAAAGCGCGCACAAGGCATATTTACGTGCGTAGGATGAGGTGCTACCAGATACCTGCGCTGAGTCCATGCCCTTTTTGTCCAAAGACTCCCTCGCAAAGGCTGCCGCTTCAATAGAGTGCTCGCTGCTAAATAATGTGGCTAGTGACTTTATGTAGTATCTGTCGCCAACCATAACGATTTCATCCGTCATTCGTATGGCGTAGCCTTCGGGCATCGCCTGCTTTATAGAAGATAGGATATCTTCGGCATTTCGATACTTATACTTGCCAAAGGCATTGTATTGCCCTTTAGGCGCGTTGATAGTCTTTTGCATATAGCCGAGCGTTTCTATAAGTGTTTTCATTGTTTTCCTTGTGTTTTCAATGTGTCTACTCTTAAATTGTTATAGTAAATTTCCGCGTTTAGAGAAAATGATTCTATAACATCCGAAATGAAATCTTTTTCCATATCAGGAAGCTCAGAGAACTCGATATAGTCTGATTTTTGCATGATATTTAATAGTATATTTTGCATGATTATTCCTGCTCTTCATCAGGGATTAGATCGTCCCACCCAGGCTCTTCGTAGAACTCTGGGTAGTCACTGGGTTCGCGTCTGTCCATTTGTGTAGCTGCTCTCTCATGTGTGATATTCATGAGATAATACTATCATGATATCATGATGGACGCAAGCATTTAGCTTATGATTTGTAAGCCAATAAGGACGCCTAGAGCGAGGAATGTAATGCCTATTTCAAAGGCAAAAACGAGGAGGGTAGAGATATCTTTGGCGTGTTCTTTAAGCTTTTGATTGCGTATGTATTTTTCTTTTCTGAGTGCGTGTCCTAGTAACTCATTGTTAAATTTCATATAAAGTCCTTTTAAGCAAGATCGCCCATTAGTGCAAGTAATTCCTCCTGGAATAGCTCGACTTTGGAGCGCATCATTTGTATATAAGCCTGGTCTCTTTCTACTCGAATTGTGAACAATTGTAAATGCGCGGGAAGCCTATCATCGTAGCTAACAAAGTATGCGTGTGTTCTACCTGTAACCAATAGCTGGCATTGCACCTGTGGCTTGTATTTAGCTGGAAGCTCTTTATCGCGAATATAGCCTAAATGCGTGGTGGTCTTTGGCGCCTTGCATTCCAGGACGGCACCACAGTTTGTCAGTCCATCTGGGCTAGCGCCTAGGATTGGCATCTCTATATCTATCCAGAAGTCGGTTTCCTCTACAATGATGCCGGTTCTGGCCGTAAAGGCTGCCTTTGCTTTTGGCTCAAGGTCTATTCCACGCTGCATTTCAGGCGATACAAAGCCGCTTTCCTGCGGTTGTCCGGTAAGCTTTTCAGCTGCGAGTTGTAGCATGTAATTGCGCCGTTTGTCTGCGGTGCCTGTAAGTATATCTGATATTCTAGAGGCTGTGACACGGCCCATGCGGGCGGCAAACCACTCTTCAGATCTTTGTAGCATTATTTCTTGTCCTTTTTCTTTTGTAGAATGTATTTCTCTAAGAACTCTGTAATTAC